GCGATGAAGCCTATCACACAGACCGATCCTTTCACTGGCGAAGAAATGATGACGGGCGAGTTTGAGCCTGCCGGTGGATATTTAATGGATGGTGGATTTCCTTATCATGCGATGCGTTTTGACCAGACCGAACGCTCGTTTTATGGTGAGCCTCCGATGGCGTATGTTGAGGATACACAATCACTTATCGTAGAATCGGTGTCGCGCAGAGCCGATCTTTTGAAGCGTTTTCAGCGTGTGGTCTTAGCCTCTCGCAGGGAACGCGAAGCAAATCAGGATATTGGCGATACACTGGAGAATGGTCGTGACGGTGAGATCATCTGGGTGGAAGACCCGAGCACCTCGATGCGCGAAATGAACTTTGGAAATCCTCCACCGGATCAGTTGGGTCTGGAGTCGGATGCACAAAGTTACGAGGAGCAAAGTTTAAACGTATCGCAGATGGCGATGGGCGGTGGCCCGAAAGTCACAGCCACGCAAGCCAGTTTGTCTGCAAGTTTTGCACAAGTTAACCGCGAGTGGATGCAGTTACGTGTAGCGGATGCGTATCGGTCTATTGTTCGCAACTCATTACGTATGATGGCTGACGAAAGATATTTGCCTGAGAACTTTTTGGTTAACGTAGCACAAGACACGGAAGATCCTGTTTTTGAAGCAGTTACAGCAGATCTTTTGCGTATACGTTACAAGATAGAGATACAGGCAGGCAGTATGCAGCCGTTGACCGAACAGTTGGAACGTCAGGATGCACTACAGCTTTTTAACATGACAATTAATTTACCGGAGATTAACCGCATCGAGGCGATTAAGGGGTTACTGGCCTCGTTTCGAGTACAAGATCCCGATAAATATTTGGGTAACGCTGAAGATGGCGATGCGGTAAAAGCGGCTCAGTTAGAAAATGTAGCTTACTTAATTAATGGTGGTGATCCTGGGGTTACACCGTTTGAAGATCATCAGTTACATATACAGTATCATCAACAAATACAACAACTTCCGCAATTTCAACAACTACTTCCACAGCAACAGCAACAGGTTATGGGCGTAGTGCAGAACCATGTTCAGCAACATCAGCAGATGCTGAACCAGATGGCGCAAGGCCAAGCACCTCAAGCCGCTGGTGGAACAAATGCCGGAGTAGCTGAAGGAAACATCATGTCACTTGTACGTAGCCAGGCACAGGAAGTTAGCCAAGCCGTACAGAATGCACCGGGACAAGGATAATGTTAGTATTTCACGATTACGAATGTAAAGATGGACATCGTCAACTTGACATACAGAACGATTCCAATAATATTAAACGTAAGATCAAATGTGACCAGTGTAAAAAAGATGCTAACATGTTGTTTATAAAGAGCAACTTCATACACAACTCACACAGTGGGATGTATGGTAAGTTTCATGCAGGCTTTGGTCAGGTTGTAGAGTCATACAGCCATAAACAGGAATTATTGAAGAAGTATAACGTGACAGAGAGTGCCGACAGAGTTGGCGGTTCGACTTGTCACATAACCTCCGATGTAACGGACTCTGCCCCGTCAGACACCCCAACGCCTTCTTTTGGTAATACACCCGAAGAGGCAGTGGCTCTCGCGGAGAAGAGGTATAACGAAGGAGATTAGTAAATGTCCGAATCAGCACTAGCTTTGGACTCCGGTGCAGAAGACTCGTCACCCGATGTGGAATCATCTCAGGATCAGTCAACAGAATCTTCTCTTGAACTGTTCACGGATGACACTNCAGAATCGGCACAGTCGGAAACATCTGGACACTCTGATGCAACGTCAGATTTTGACCCACAAAGGCATGATTGGTTGCGTGGAAACGCAGACANTGTGCCGGAGCAGTACCAGCCGTTAGTTCCGCTTGCAAAAAACATGCAGGCGCAATTCACAAGGACTCAACAGGATCTTGCAGAACAGCGCAGACAAATTGAGGCAGATCGCAGTGAATGGGCCGATAGGGTTCAAGCTGTAGCTGCGCCTCAACAGCAGCAGATAGATCCTGTAGATGCAATGAGGGCCAACCTGAGTGAAGATGAAGCGCGAGGCGTAGATGCCGTCGAGCAGATTATTCAACACAGGGTAGGTAATGTTGTTAATAACCTAAATAGTCAGGTTCAGCAGTTACAACAACAGCTTTCTACGGCTAATAATTACGTGCAGGGTCAGCAAACTGCGTATATCGCTTCTCAGGTAGGTGAAGCAAGAGAGGCGTATGGCGGTGATCTGGATGCTTATACCGATCAGATCGTTGCTACTACAAAGATTACTAACCCTGTTACGGGTAGTCCGTATACAGTGCGCGAGGCGTATGAGTTACATGCAGGTATTACTGCCCAAAAGGCGGCTGATCTGCGTGGAGCTAATACTTCAGCGCGAAGGTCTTCAAAGCGATCAGTTCGTGGAACGCAGGGTGTGGATGCAACGGAAGGAAGCGGCCCACTTAGCGACTCCGATGTATTATCGGGTCTTTCCAAGTTAGGCTTTGAATAAGGACGAATAAATCATGGCAGCAACATCAACAACAGAAACCTGGGATGCAGCCTGGACGCTTACGATGCGTGCCAAGCGCAAAGAGTTGACCGATAACTTCTTTGACGCATACCCAACACTGGATATGTTCCGTAAAGGAAAAGCTCTCGTCACTGATAATGGTGGCAAAGAGATCCAGGCCGACATCATGTATGCCGGTAATTCAGCGCAATATTTCTCGGGCTATGACGTACTTAACACGGATGCGGTCGATGGTGTAACCGCAGCATTTTATCCGTTTCGGTATGCCGCAGTGCCGATCACGATTAATTTTACCGAGGAGCAAGAGAACCGCAAACGCGATTCAGCGATGTCNCTTTTGGAAGCGAAAACTCGTCAGAGTATGTTGACGNTACGCGACCAGATCAACACTTCGCTCTACTCTGCTCAGACAGGTAAAGCTCCATTAGGATTCCAAGACATCATTGCCGATGCGCCAGGAACTACTCCAACTACGTTGGGCGGTATCACAGTATCTGGTAATAGCTGGTGGCAGAACAAGGCCAACAACGCTACGGCTGATACTTCGTTTACAACGATTGTCAATACGAACTTTTATGAAGGTATGATTCGTATGTCAACGCTTTGGAACGATGTGTCGGAAGGCAATGAACAGCCAACAAACATCTTCACAACCAACAGTATTTATGCTGATTTTGAAGAGATTTTTGAAGGCACAGGCTATCAGCGTTTGTCTGGTAAAGATTCACCAGGCGTAGATGGTCGTTTGCCATCATTCCGTGGTATTCCGGTTCAGTATGACCGCGATTGCGGAACGGGTCGTATGTATTTCTTCAACACGAATTACTTGAAGATGCACATGCAATCGGGTATGAATTTTAGCAAGACTCCATTCCGCGAAAATTCAAATCAGTTGGCAAAGGTAGCCTTCATAACCGTTGGCCTGCAAGTAGTTACGAACAATCGTCGTCGTCAGGGTGTTATCTACAACTTGAACGATTAATAACTTCCAAGACGCAAGCCAATGCGTCTTTTGAGTCCGAAGAAAAGGACAAAGGAGAATAGTAAATGAGTACAATAAAAAACGCCAACTACGGGNTGGATCGAATCGGAGGAGATGGCGGTCAAGGCATCTTTGATGAATCGTCTACGCCCAAGCACAGACTTGGTGAAAAGTTAGAGTTATCCGATGGTCGTATTTTTCGGTATGCAAGTTTTGCGGCTGCAACGGGCGCAGGTCTTTTGGTTTCTCAGGATATAAGCGCAACGGCTATAGCTGTTACAGACGGCAAGCTCACCGCAGCATCCGCTGGTGCTACTGAGGTAACGTATACTGATTCGGGTACTGTTGGATCAGCTACGTTAGATCAATATGCCGGTGGTTATCTGCATACTGAAGACGATGCGGGTGAAGGTTACTGTTATCGCATTAAGAGTAATACTGCTGCATCTTCTAATGCAGTAACATTTACTTTGTATGACGGTTTGCAGGTGGCCGTAACTACCGCTACTGATACGGTGTTTACAGGAAACTTATACAACCAAGTACGTGCGGCAATAGGTTCTGCTGATTGTATTCCAGCCGGTATAACTCCAATTTCATTTACAGCGGATTATTATGGATGGATACAGGTTCGCGGTATTGCAACAGCCTTATCGGACGGTACTCCTCCAGCAGGTGGAGACGTAATGATGTCTGATGCTACGGCTGGTGCAGTAGAGGTCGCAGATGCGTCTCACGCACAAGTTGGCTATGCTACGTCATTGGGTACTGATACTGGCTACATTGGTATTAATATTCAGTTAAACTGATTAAACATTTCGTGTGGCAGTGGGTAAAACTACTGCTGCACGTCTTTAAAAGAAAGTAGAAAACAATGGCAAAACGTATGCCTACAGCAAAACAGCAAGAGCATACCCTGCCTGATGAAATTGCAGAAGTAACGTCCACTACACCTGTTGAAGCTCCAACAGCCAGTGTTACGCCAGATCAAATTGCTGACCTNATACTAAAGGGAAGCGATGAGACTAAAAATGCTATTCGTAAGGCGTTAGACTTGGACAAAACGCACACTCGTCAGCGCAAATCACCAATTACCAACAGCCA